GTTTTGCAAATGTAATTTTTAAACTTTTAGCACACACTCAACTAGCTTTTCTCCTTCTATAGAGTTAGATTCTAGTGCAATTCCTACGAGAGATCCCGATCCGCTAGCTTTTCCAACCCCAGTATATGTAGTGTAAATTTTATCTCCCTTTCTTACTTCGCCTACTACTCGAATTGGTAGACGACCTTTTAGACCGAGATACTGACCTTCTGAGTCAGAGTTCATCTTAAATGCAGGATACTCAGATACAACACCAATAGGAACTCCTGTTTCGGTACAAGCTTCAGTCTCAAAAAGTGAAAGTGTAGATACCATCATAATAGTTCCAACCGGATACTCTTCGTCTGTGGTGTATTTTTCTGCCAAGTCAGCATATTTTGCTGTGGTAGCTGTTCCAAAAAACTCACCACTCGCATACATATTTCTAAACTGACTACCAGAGGCTCCGACATCAATTGTTGAAGTAGTTGGTAACAGATTAACAGCAAAATCAACAGAGTTTGTATCAATGCTCATGCGCTTTGTACCACCAGCAGTAAATCCAATATCATTTGCTCCTTCACGGAATATGCCTGTATCAGTATCTGCCTCAAAAGTAATTGACGGATCAGCAGCAGTTCCATCAGCAAACTGAACCCCATCTAGTTGTAAAAATCCGTCAGTTGCGTTTAGAGCAATATGCGCTGAAGAAGAACCGATTAACACCGCATTCGAAAAGTAACCGTCACGATAACGATATGACCAGTCTCCTAAATCAACAGTATTATCTGTAATAGGTTCTACTTTTGCATCTAAATATAAATGATGTGGTTTAACAGACCCAGGATATGGAATACCAACATCAACAAAGCCTGTTGAAGCTGAACCGTTTGAGGTTTTTAAATATAAACGATTATTAGCCGCTGCACCTAAACCAGATTCTGATACACGTCTGATAGAAGCTTGTGTTGTATCACTTGAGTTTACTACAGCTACTAGCTCTCCTAATTCATAATCGCGCTGATCTGTGCCTCCTAGTGTGTCTACAAAGCTTAGTGCAATTCCATAACGACTAAAGTTGTTACCAGGCCAATTAGACCCTGTAGGAGGTTTTGCATTAGCTGCATCTTTAATAAATAGCCTACCACCTTTAGAAGATCTCCATAAGACTCCATTAGGAACAGTTCCGACTGTACCTTCATCATTAAAATTTACGCCTATCGGTTGCTCTTCGCCGTAGAAGTTTCTACTGATTGCTCTTAAACTAGAATTAAAGTCATTTCTTGACAGAGCAACAGTTCTAGCAAAAGCAGGCAATAAAAACTGTTCGTTTGACATTTGTTCTCTCCTTAAATTCCTCTAGCTTCAAACTGTATAGACTCACCTGTGACAACAGTACCAGTGTTATCATAAATACTAACAGTACAGCTAGTTGTTGTAATACTTCTCATAATAATTGTGTAAGATCCAGCAGCGGCATTGATTACTTGTCCATTTACAAAAGGAATGTCAACAAAGTCTGCACTGCTATAATCAATTGTTTGGTTTTCACTTCCAACAGAGACATTTCTGATGAATACTTTATCTTTTAAATCAACAGAGTATCTTAAAGTGTTAAGGTTAAAACTTGCTTTTGCAGGATTACTATTTTCAACCTTATATCTAATTTGGAAATATCTAAACTCTTTATCAAAACCAGCCACACTAATATAACCATCTCTTGTAGCAGTGTTTGTGCTAAAAGTAGCAATTTGTGTATTACTGTTAGCATAAAAAGGATCTGCGGCAGAGTATCGAATTTGTACATTCTGGTTTACAATACTCGGATCAACTCCTGCAAAAGTTGATACTAAGTCATCAGTAAACTGATTTAAGTTTACAATTTCATAAGACACTCCGTTTGTTATTGTGTGAACATTTAATAAAGCATTAGTAACAGAATAATCAGCTCCACTATCTGTAGCCAGTTTACCAGCCGAGTCTTTAATTGGATTACCATTTGCATAATAGGCTTGACCTAGTGCAATAGCATTAGCATTAACTACCCCCGCAATTAATGCAAAAGAATTAGCATTTGATGTATCGCCCGCAAACTGTCCAGGATTCCATACAGCATATACTTTACCAGTAAATTGTGCAGCAGTAATCTCAGTAGTTAAGTCAATAGGTAGTCCTCCATCTGCTGAAGTTATAGTTTCGTTAATTATGTTATCATAAATAACCGAACTTTCTCCAGAAGATAATACTCCATGGGGTGCTTCTAATTGAAAATATTTTCCAACTCCATTAGCAGTTGGTTGTCCAATTGTTCCTGAAACATTTCTATCAACTAAAATGTTACTAGCATTTGATGGCTCTGTAGAACTGGTTAAAATTACCTCTCTTTGTGAGTTCCAAGTATCTGTTCCGAACGGTTCTCCACTAACTTCTAAAATCACCTTGCCTTTAATTAAGCTGCCTACATCTCTAACTTGAGTAACATATACTGCATTAGCACTAGCTTGTAGATCAGTTAAGTCAACTACACTAGACCAACCGCTAGCAAAACCATTAGCATTATCTACTGCAGTTGAAGTGTAATTAATAGATAGCCCGCCTGTTGCACTATTTTGACTTGGATAGTTTCCGTGTAAAGCTTCTTCTGCTTCGTTATCATTAGTAATCGACTGTCCTCTAAAATCTAATGTGAATGATAAGTCAGGATTATCTTCACTATAGGCTTTAAATGTATGTAAATCTGCTGGACGAGATGGTTGATACACAGTTCCAACTACAGGACTTCTATTTCCACTAGTATCAACTGCTTGAACCATAAAAGTAGATTCAACAAATGAAGGTATAGGGATAGAAACAGAACTAGCCGGAGCTGCAGCGGTTGCTATTAAACTAGCTGCTCCGAACTTTTGTAATAAAGTTTCTTCATCGTTTACATCTACTCTTTCAGAAATTCGTCTTATCTCAAGTTTTTCTAAATCTAGATCTCGTAAACTGCCTGACTCATCTCTTTCTAGTTGCCATGCAAAAACAAGGTTATCTAATAATTGTCCTACCTGAAATTGTTTTGGTGCTAAAGGCGGAGTCCTCTTACCCTGAAGTGAGACAGTTTTTTCAACAGAAACACCTTTTATTTCTCCATTTAGAGGAGTAACTTTTACTAGTATTCTATTAGGATTATTTCTTGGCCCTCTATCTAAATTGTTAATAGTAAAACTAATCTTTTCACTACCAGTTTCTAAAGAAGAAGACTGATTTGGTACTTTTACAACATTAAAGTTAGTTAAATTAGTAATAACATTTTTATCATCAGCAGCAGTAGTTCTTGTTGATCCTTGCAGTTTATATGCAATTTCATAGTCTGTTACATCTCTAGACTCAATTTTATCGAACTTGACTGTTACTCTAAGTGAGACTCCTCTAATAGCATCAATAAATAAGCTTTCTTGCACTTCTAAGTTTTGTACTTTAGGAATAGGAATATTTCTAATAAATGCTGATTGAGTATTAAAAGGACTTCTACGTTTTGCAGAGTTAACATTTCTTGCTCTAAGTAAAGTTAGTCCAATAGGAACATCTTTAATTACTTTTTCGCCTTGATTACCAAAGAATATATCCTCAAAAGCAGCCGTAGAACTTAAACTATATAATCCTGTATTAGATAGATTAAATTTTCCAGGATAAGTAGTAGTGTTATAACCAAAGCTTAGAGAACCTTTTGTGCCTGTAGTAGCTGTTACATTAGATACTGTTCCAATTGGATCTTCTGCAATATTAGTTGCTGTAAAGCCTGTTATATTGGCTCTAGGAGATTCAGAGAGGCGAATTTTATAAACAGTGTTAGCAGTTAGTGCAACATTGTAATCTACATCTGCAGGATCGTAACTAACATTGGCGATTGAGTATACATTGCCGCTTAGAATAGAGATATTATCGCCTGCTTCAATTAATGGTTGTCCGTAATATTCTACTTCTGTTCTAATCTTGTTAGCAGCTGTAGTAGCTCCTGGAATCTTAAAACTATTTAAATCAACAGTTACGTAGTTTGTATTATCAACGTAGTTAAAAGTGGTATCTAATATACCGTCTACATATACTTTAATAAAACTAGCATCTTTAGGAACTACTCCTAGTGGTTGATTAAAAGATGCTGAGGAAATACCAGTAACAGTATTTTCTTTAATAATTTTTCTTTTTGTTCCTGAAATATAAACAGAGTTGTTTGCTACAAGATTCTTTTCTACTAATTGATTAATAGTTACATAAAACGGAGGAGTAGGTAACTTATCAAATAAAACATCACCACCTGATCTAGAATTAACTACTTCAACGTAGTTTGAAACAGTATTATAGGCAGATATTTGATTAGAATATTGAGTAACTCTAGGTCTAAATGCACTAAAGTTTTCTACAAAAGCATCAGGTGTTTTTTCATTAATCGGAAAAGCTACATAATCATATCCTTTAATTCTATTTGGAAATAGACTAACGTCATTTACTTCTAGTATATGTTTATGAAAATTCTCATCAAAACAATTATCAAGCGCACCGACTGAAAATCTAATATTATTTCCTACTGTAGTAACGGAATCACAAAGTAGCTTAACTTCTCCGATAGTAGTGGTAAAACCATTTTTACCGAAAAGTACAGCAGTTTCTCCATTTGTAAATGGCTGAACATTAGCTACATTAAAATTTAAAACTGCCATTAAGTTAATCCCTCTATTTCAGAAAATCCATCTGGTCTAGCTATTTGATATTCTGTAGCTACGTGGATTGGATAATCAGTTAAGTTAGTAGCGTCTGATACTAATAAATCATATCTTACAGTACCGTCTTCATTTTTTCTCACAACTAACTCTGTATTTAAATTTGGTGCTACAGGAGGTTTAAGAGGGCTAAATGTAGGTTTATACTGTACAGGAAGATAGGCTATTTCAGTTTCAGAATCTGTATATACATTTGATATATACTCCATTGCACTGATCTTAATTACTTCTTCACCGTCTCTTTTGATTTCAGTAATCTTAAATAATTTATCTGAAGTATTAGAGTAGAAATCGGAAGGATTAGTCTCTCCTAATGTCCAAACATCTCCTTTTACAGGAGCGGTATTAGCATCAAAACCAGAAAAAGATTGAAATGTTTTAGTAGATAAATCAAACTTACTAGTTGCTACAAAATCTATAAAGTCTAACCCAGAACTCACATTTTGATTTGCTACTTCAGTTGTTTGATAATTTTGACCGTTTGCATAAGTTCCTTTATGTATATTTTTAACATAAGTAGTCGTACCAGATTGAAAGTTTGTATTAGATAAAATATATAAATCAGTACGATCCGAGTTTTGTTTTGTAATTCTAAGTGCCAAAGGCAATGTATTAGCTGTAATAGTGTTATTTGTAATAGCTGGACTTGAAAAGTGTTCAATATATACATTTGATGTTGATAATGAAGTATTAGCTCTTACCTTACCGCCATAACCCCAAGAAGTTCCTGTTTGTTTTTGTTGAACAGCAATAATGTCTCCTGGAATTAAATCTATAGCAGAGATATCTGTACCAAAAGTAATATTTCTTCTTAAATACTTATTAGATGCTAGTAAGTATTGTGCAAAACGAATAGCTTGACTTCTACGAGTAACTCCAAACAAATCTACAGAAGAGACATTTTCAATCATATTTCTTTCACGAAGAGCTTTATCATCATCAATCCTCATTGTTTCTCTATTATAATGATTATTAGGCTCTATAAAAGTTACATCAACTCCTGTTATTTGTGCAGACTCGCTTGTGCCACTAACAGTAAATGAATCTTTTAGAATATTAGTTTCGTTAAATATCATTGAAGGTATTTCATTGGGCATATCAATATTCATAGATAAACCATTTGGAGTATATATTAAAATGGCTCTCATTGTTGCACAAACTTGTTCTAATATATCAAAAGCTTTTCCACTATTAGAAATAATAGCATCTAAGATAAATCTTCTTTCTTTTACATCAGTTCCTACAGGTAGTCCCTCTAGTGTTTGTCTTGGGCTAGCATAGTAAGTTCTTGGTTTATATCTATAACTACCGTCAGCTTTACCAGTAACTCCAATAAATTTTCCTGTTATAGGATCACAAGCATCACAGTATTGTGCTACTTCGTAAAATTTATACTTATCTATGTTTTCTTCGTTAATACCTAATCCATAAGTATCATTAGTTAATAAATCATAAATAATCCAAACAGGGTTTTGTGTCCACGAGTATCTAAAAGTACCATCCCATACTCCTCTATATATTGTAGGTTGGGAATATTTTACTGTACTATCTGTACTAGTTTGTCTATAACCTGTTATTCCATAGCTATATTGTCCTGAAGCAGGAGTTTCAATCTCTCTCCAATCAATTTCTCCATTTTGTAAAATAGGTTGATCATAGTTTGAAGGAACTTTAACCAACAAACCTTTAACTATAGAGGTAAAGCGAGGCACTGCTCCTTGATATTCGTTATGTGCTGCAAGTGAATATCCGATTACAGCCGTTCTTGGATAGGCTACAGGATCATGGTCAATCTCTAACCAAGCTACAGCTGAAATACCGTCTACTATACGAGAGCTTTCACTATCATTGCTGGTTTTTTCAATAGTAAACTTATACCCTCCAGTATCATAGTTCTGAATTGTGACTTCTACATCAAATTTATATGGAGTATTTGTTTTCCCTCTAATAGTTCTATCTACTGGGTCTGCTGCAAGAGTTACCCCATCACTTTTAAACACTGTTATACGAATACTAACAGAATGATTTTTAACATTGCCTTTTTCATCCATATTAGATAAAGCATTTAATATAAACTTAAAACGAAGTGAATCCCATGCAAAAGCCGAAGTTTCTTGTAATTCTACTTTAGTCGCTGGCACTCCATCAAGATTACCTTTTTTCAATAATACAGCAGAGGCAAAATTTTGTGGTTGGGTAGTCTCTTCTCCAAATAGTGGAATTGCTGTCTGGTTTACAGTCCCTACGCGAGAATCTGTAACAAAATCTTCTGTTTTCTGATTACCTGAGTCAAAATCAATAAAGGCATCAACTACTGATTCATTTATCTCAATATCAAAAATACTATTAGGATTAATTCTATATACAGGCCCTTCGCTTAATCCCGCAGTCATAAGCATAATATCTTGAGAAAATAGGTTATTATCTACCTCAGTGGCTCCACCACCTCCTCCTTTTCCTCCTTTATAACCGCTTACATCATAAATCTTCATAATATCCTGCCTTCAAATAGTTCTTTTAATATATCTGCTGAAGATTTATCAGGAGATTTTTCAAGAGTTCTAATCTCTCCACTTAAGAATTGACCTGCTACTCTATGTCTGCCATAAACTAATGGAATAGTAGTACCAGAAGCAGTAGTATGTTGTAAAGATCCAAATTGATCATTTTCTCTTACCGGACCATCAGGAGTATTATCTGGTTTAGGTGGTTTCATAATTTCAGCAACT